AAAAAAATTAAATATAATACTTTTGGTGGAAAAAATAATTCATTACCAATACAAATTAAAAATTTGCCACCATCATTGCCTCCAAAAGATGAAAGATTAATAACTTTTACACCAACTCAAGAATTTGTATCAAATTATTTTAATCATTCATCAGTTTATAAAGGACTATTATTATGGCATAGTGTTGGTACAGGAAAAACTTGTTCTGCTGTTTCAATTGCAACAAAAGGATTTGAAGAACATAATTATACAATATTATGGGTCACTAGACATACATTAAAATCAGATATATGGAAAAATATGTTTCAACAAGTTTGTTCTTCGGTAATAAGAAGACAAATAATTAATAAAGAAAATATTCCAAAAATAATTAAAAAAAATTATTTAAAATATCTAAGTGATTCATGGATAATGCCTATTAGTTATAAACAATTTTCAAATATGTTAGCAGGTAAAAATAGTATATATAAACTTATGCAAAAAAGAAATGGAACACAAGATATACTTAAAAAAACACTTGTTATTATTGATGAAGCACATAAATTATATTCACCGGATATTAAAGCATCTGAAAAACCAAATGTAGAAATTATGAATAAATTAATTAAAAATTCATATAATATATCAGGCAAGGATAGTGTTAAATTATTATTATTAACAGCAACTCCTTATACAAGTGATCCAATGCATTTAATAAAATTAATAAATTTAATGAAAGAAACAGATGAATTACCAGATGATTTCAATGAATTTACTAAAGAATATTTAGATGAAACTACTAGTAAATTTACAGATAAAGGAGCTGAAAAATATTTAAATGATATAACAGGTTATATATCTTATTTAAATCGCGATAGAGATGTAAGAAATTTTGCTTATCCCGTTTTTTATAATATAGAAGCAAAAATATCTAAAAGTAATAATTTACAAGATATTAAAAAAAATATCGAAAATGAAAGTACTAAATTAAATGAAAATGAAGAAAAATTAAAAACAGCAGATAAAAAGGATAAAACGGAATTAAAAGAAAACATTAAAAAAAATAAATTAAATATTAAAAATTATAAAAAAGAATTAAAAAAAGAAAGAGATGGTGATATTAGTCAAGAAAATTTATTGCAAAAATGCATAGGAAAAGAAAAATAATTATATGTATAAAATAAATTTGTCTTTTTAATATAGATATAAGATATGCATCAGCAACTAGATAAAAAAAAAATAGACAGTATTTTAGGTATGAGGGGTGGATCTTTGCTCAATATAACACTTGATAATGTTCCATATAATTGTACAAAAAATATCCCGATTCAAGAACAAATGGCAAACATATTATCGGGACAACAAGGAGGAGCAAAAAAAAAATCAGTAAAAAAGACTAATAAAAAAAGCAAAAAATCCATGTATAGAGAATATTTAGATAAAAAATATTCAAAAAACCAATTATTAAAAAAATGTAAAGAACTTGGTATAAAAGTAACAACTAGAAAAAATGGCATGATTAAACCAATTAAAAAAGAAACATTGGTTAATAAAATTGTTAAAATTAAATTTAATTAATCTATTTTAATTTACTTTTTGTATTTATATTAAAAATGTTATTATCCATATTTTTTTTTATATTATCATTATGATAATTCACCCAATTGCCATCATTATAATCTTTTTTTTTAATATCACAACTTTTTGGAGTTACTTGTCTCCCTAATAACATATATAAATCTTTTTCATAATCATAATCAATTGGTTTCATTTCGTCAATATATCTTCTATTAGATTTATATGTGTTATTTGTATTAATATCGTAAAAATTACTTAATAATTTTTGATGTTCACAAGAAGTATTATTAGCTTTATTTCGTAAATCATAATCATATATAGTATTAATATATTTCATATCTGGATCATTATCTGTATATGGTTGTTTAAAATCTTTACTATTAATATAATCTAAATTTTGATAATTTAGATAATCATATGTATTAGATTCTATAATATCACTAATCATTTTTAATCTATTAAATATATTTATAATAATTTACTGTATTTTTTTTTTTATTAATTAAATATTTATTTATAGTATAATATAAATGCCAATTTATAATCTTAATAAAACAAATCATAAAGAAATAGTATCTAAAATAATGCCTTTTAATAAAACAGTCATTTATTACTATTCAAACGATTGTCCTTATTGTCTAATGTTAGAAGGTCTTTGGAAAGATATAAAAAAAAAATATAATAATACTGATAAAATAATTATTTATATTGAAAGAGATAATATGAAAAAATATTTAGAAAGTAAATATCAAATCAATTTAGTACCATGTATTCAATATTATGATAAAGGGAAAAAAAAATCTGAATTTTTGAAAAAAAGAGAATATGACGATATAATTAAATTTATTGAAAAATCACTAAATTAATATAAAGATTAAGTATATAAATATATGATATATTATGGATAAAGATAATGATAGTTCTACAACAGAATTTGTAAATAATATATTAGATAATAATCCTGAACCTAGTTCAGAAGAATTAGATACACTAAAAACACTTGTTAATGAATGGTTTAAATTCGACGATCAAATAAGAAAACTACATATTGCTATAAAAGAAAGAAAAGTACATCAAAAAGCTTTAAATAATAAAATAGAAAAATTTATGTTTGATTATAAATACAAGGATTTAAATACTTCACAAGGAAGAATAAAAGCGAATGAAAGAAAGGTTAAAGTACCTGTTAAAATGTCTGAAATAAAAGAAAAAATAATACAATTTAAAGATTTGTCGGGAGAAGACTTATTAAATCAAATATTTAGTGATAGACCTGTAATTGTTAAGAAAAATATTAGAAGAGTTATACCACAAGTTAATTTAACTATTTAATCTGAATCACTTGAAATAACTTTATCATAATCATAATTAGTTGAGTAAAATATTTTTTTTATATTAAATTTATTTATATATTTTTGACAATTTAAACAAGGTTTAGAATATTTTAGCATATATTTACTTTTACTTTCTGGTGCAATTCTAACAATATATAGTTTTGAATCACTCAATAATTCTTTATTAGAATTTTTAATTGCATTATTGATTGCAATAATTTCTGCATGAATACTAAAATTTGTCCTACTATTATATGAATAACTATTATAACCGGTTGCAATTATTGTTTTTTTATATACTATAACAGCACCATGTTTTTGGAACATATTAGAATTTTTAGCAATATTTGCCGCAAAATCGAAATAGTATTTTTGATGCAATTTTAAATCCATGACATTTTCTTCATCAAAATATTCAAAATAGTTTGACATAATGTTTGTTTTACTTTTTTTTTTAATTTCCTTTTTATAATTTTTGTATTCTTCCAATTTAGTAAAACTTTTCAGTGCATTTTGAGAATCAAGCATTTTAATTATATTCAAAATATTATATTAATTTTTATATATTAAAAACATATCATTTTTTTTTATTTTTATATATATTTCCATACGTAAAAAATGATTATTATGTAAATATTTGATATTTAAATTTATAATATATTATTAAATGAATATTAATTTTGTATATGATTTAGAATTAGATGAATCATCACCATCATATAAACAACCTGAAAATATAAAAATACAATTAAAACCACATCAATTAGCATGTTTATACAAAGCAAAATTAATGGAAAGTTATGGTACAATAAATTATAATATTAATTCAAAAAATTACAATGATATTTTTAATACAGGTTTAAATGGTGAATATAAAATTAATACTAATATTGGGATAATTGGCGATATAGTTGGATATGGAAAAACTTTGACAGCATTATCTATTATATCGGTTTGTAAATTAAATGATATACATGTTAATAGAACTTATGAAAAAAGTTATATTAGTAATTTAAATTATTCTTATTTTAGTTATAGTACTAATAATAATATTGTTAAAAATGAGGAAGTTTTAATTGATTCTACATTAATTATTGTGCCTCGAGGTCCTGTTTATATGCAATGGAAAAAAACCTTAAAACAAGATACTAATTTAAAATTTTTAGCAATTGAAAATTTAAATTATATTAAAAAATATCTTCCTAATTATCAGGATGTTAATAATGATTATAAAATATTAAAACAATATTTTAGCGAATATGATGTTATTTTAATTAAAAATACAACATATGATGTTTTAATTAATTATTATTATAATACAATAAATGAAGATGATGATAATATTACCATAAATTCAATTAATACAAATGCATATGCAAAGCATTTATTTAGATGGAAAAGAGTTATGATTGATGAAGCACATGATTTAATAAAAAATATTCCAGTTATTCATTATCATTATTTGTGGTTAATATCTGGAACATATGAAGAATTAATTAATACAATTAGAAGTCCTAGTTCAATTTTATGGGGTATTAGATATATATTTAGTGATGCGAAAAATATTAAATTAATGCTTATTAAATGTAAAAAAGAATTTGTTAGAAATAGTTTCAAATTGCCTATACCTGATGAAAAATATTATTTATGTAAAATGCCTATTTTATTTCACACGATTAAAGACTTTGTAACAAATAATATTATTGAAAAATTAAATGCAAATGATATATCTGGCGCTATTAAAGATTTAGGTGGTAAAACAGATACACAGGATAATATTATTAATATTATTTCTCAAGATTTTACAAATGAATTAGAAAATAAAAATAAAGAATTAGAATATGTCAAAACTTTAATATTAACAGAAGAAAGTAAACAAAATAAAATAAATAAATTACAAACAGAAATAACTGTTTTAAATGATAAACTTAATAATCTTAAAAATAGAATATCAGAACTTTCTGAAAAAACTTGTCCTATTTGTATGGAATATATTACAAATCCTATTTTACTAAAATGTAACCATTCTTATTGCGCTATTTGCATTATTAATTGGATTAAAAATAATTCAAAATGTCCTGAATGTAGAAATATTATTAATATTGATGAATTAATTGCTATAACAGATAAAAAAGAAAATTTTCAGGAAAATACTATATTAAATAAAGTTGATACTCTTATTAATATTATAAATAGTAAGGAAAATGGTAAATTTCTAGTTTTTAGTAAATTTGAATCTGGTTTCTTTGATATTATACAAAAATTAAAAGATAATAATATTACTTATGCTGAATTAAAAGGTAATACTTCACATATGATGAATGTACTTAACTCATTTAAAAACTCTAAAGTAAAAGTTATATTACTTAATACATATCATGCGGGTAGTGGTATTGATATTAGTTTTGCAACTGATGTTATAATATTTCATTCGATGGGTTTATATAAAAATCAAGCTGTTGGACGAGCACAGCGAGTTGGTAGAATTGATAAATTATTTATACATAATTTATGTTACGACCAAGAAATGCCAAACTAAATTTATATAAAGATAATTTATATTTTATAAATATAATATGAACACTGATAATAATACGGATAATGATATCAAAAATGTAGAAAATACAGAAAATGTTGAAAAAAAAATAATTGCACTCGCTTTTCAAGGTGAAAAATTCTCTTCAAAATTTTTACTTTGTTGGACAAATACTCTAACTGTACTATGGCAAACTGGTAAATATGAATTTCTAGTTGCTTGTGGTGATAATCCATCTATTTATCATTCAAGACTTAGAACTCTTGGATTAAATAATGAAATTCATCAACCATTTAATAATAATAAATTTGATTATTGGATTACTATTGATTATAATATGTTATTTACTCCACAACAATTAATTGATCTTATTGAATCTCTTGAAGAACATCCAGTTGTATCAGGACTTTATAAATCAGATGATGCTATAAACTTTTTTGCAGTAAAAACTTTAGATAATGATTATTATTCTAAAAATGGTTCATATAAATTTTTAACACAAGAAGATCTTGATAATTGGAAATCCGAATCAGGTAGTAAATATATGCCTATTGATTTTACTGGATTATCTTTTTTTGCGCTTAAACAAGAAGTTATTCAAAAACTAAAATATCCTTATTTTAATGGTGATATTTTAACCATTCAAAAAGAAGATAAAAATGAATATAAAATTGTTACAGGAGAAGATTATAACTTTTGTAATAATATTCGTGATGCAGGATATACAATCATGCTAAATACTGAATTACGATTAGGTAATGCTGTAAATATTGTCATTTAATTTATTTTTATTATTATTACTTATTAGTAATGAACAAAAAATATTCATTTATTGATTTATGGAATATTGATAAACAAAATATTGATAAAAAAAAATTACATAAATCTTTATTAAAAGGTTATAAATTAAGAAATGAACAATTAAAATATAAATTTAATAAGTCTAGTAATAAAAATGATATTTTAAATAAATTTAGAGATTTTGCAAATGAACCTTCAAATATAATTAATCCAGATACTTTTATTGAAAAAGTTAAGAAAAACTTTGCAAAAGAAAAAAAAGTTAAAATTATAGTTAAAGATATTAATGATTTAAAAGCAGAAAATTTGAATTTAATAATATCTGTTGATAAAAATAATCCTAAAATACTAATTTGTGAATATATTATTGATAATATTAAACCTATTATATTAGTTGGTAAAGGCGTAACTTATGACACAGGTGGTTATAGTATTAAAGATGTACAAAATATGTCAGGAATGCATCTTGATAAAATAGGTGGATGTTTGTGTTTATATATATTAGAAAAAATAATTAAAGAAAAAATTAAGAAAAGTATTGTTGTTTGTATTCCTTTAGTGGAAAATACAATTTCTAATAATTCTACAAAACCTGGAGATATAATTCAATCATATTCTAAATTAAATGTAGAGATATTAAATACTGATGCTGAAGGTAGATTAATAATTGCTGATTGTTTAAGTTATTGTACAGATAAATATAAATTTAAATATATTATTGATATGGGTACATTTACAGTGATTAGTAATTGTTATATATCATATACATATTTTACATTAAATAATTTATTAAAAAATAAAATTGAAAAAGAAGCAAAACAATTTAGCGAAAAAATAACTAGGCATGAAATAATATTAGAATATTTGGAATTAACAAAATCAAAAAAAGCTGATGTGAAAAATACTGTTGATATTTGTAAATATAATGATGATTTAACAATTTGTTATTTTTTGCTAAATTTTATTAAAAAAAAATATTATAAAAAATGGTTACATATTAATTTACCTATGCATACTATAACAGATAATTATTCAATATTAGAAGGTAGTGAATCATTATATAATTTTGTTAAATCATTATAATTTAATTTTCTTTAATAATTGCAAATTTTGATTCAAATAGTGTTAATGCATAATTACATATTTGTTCATCTGTAAAATTATCATAAAATTCTTTAATAATTGGATATTGATATTCATAAAATTCTTCGAAATTTGTAAAATTAATTTCATTAATTGTTTTTTCCGTATTATCTACTTTATATTGATTTGGTGTTTTTCTTAAAACATTTCTTCTAGGTTTGATATGAAATTTAAAACATTTAATTTTATTTGTAAAATAATAATTAATAGTATCCTTACATTCTTTTGTAATACTTTTTTTTACATTTTTTAGTAAATAATTAATTACTAGAAAATGCACAAATACTGTAAAATAAGGAATATATTTGTAATAAGATTTAAAATCTGTATTATTACATTTATTTGTAATATTAATAATATCATTTATATCAATTGAATAATTTAAGTAATTTTTTACGAATGTATCAATATCCATCTTCATTTTTAATTATAAATATTATTAAAAAATCATTTTTTTATATTTAAACAAACTTAATTATCTTTTTTTGATATTTTTTTATATCTTTTTAAATTCATCATTCTTCCTTTTGATTTTACATATAATTTCTTTGAGTTTTTTTTTGTATATATTACTTTTGTTACACCATTTATTTTCTTTTTCTCTTTTTTTGTATATTTGTTTTGTTTTTTTGATTTTTTTCCACCTCTTGTTCGTGTTCGTTTATAAGTGTTTTTTAGAGCTGTCGCAGCCGATGTCTTGTACAATCCTTTAGCAACTATACTAGGTACGCCTCTCGTTCTCTGAGCCATATTAGTTAATCTTCTCACTGCTTTTTCACTTTTTGGAAGAATGTATCTAACAGGTTTAGGAATTCGTTTGTAAGTTTCATCAATTTTATTTTGTATGGCATTATGTCCTTCAGTAATTTTTTCCTGTATTTTTTTGTCTAAGTTTGAATTATTAGTTCTTAATCCTAAATTTAATGGCATTTATATCTATTTTGTTTTATTATATTTAAATATAATTTATTATATTTAAATATAATATGAAAAGATTTATAACACCACATATTTATAAATATGCTAAAAATATTATGCCTAAAATATCAGAAACTGAAGCAGCCGCTTTAAATTCTGGAACTTCATCAATTGAAAAAGATTTATTTATCGGCAAATTAAATATTAATGATATTGTTGATAAATATAATGTTTCATTATCATATTTTGAAGAAAATTATATAAATAGTAAAGCAACAAAATTATGCGAATTATTAAATACTCATGAAATAGAAAAAAAACAAGATTTACCTCATAATGTTTGGGAATATATTAAATTAAATAAACTTATGGGTATTTCTATCAATAAAAATTATAATGGTCTAAATTTTTCACAACACGCACATGCTAAAATTGTAGAAAAGATTGCAACGAGAAATCCAGCAACAGCCGTTAGCGTAATGGTACCAAATTCATTAGGTCCTGGTGAATTATTATATCATTATGGAACAAGAGAACAAAAATCATATTATTTACCAAGATTAGCAAATGGTATTGATGTACCATGTTTTGGATTAACAACTGAAAATTCTGGTTCTGATGCGGCATCAATGTTGGACGAAGGTATAGTAGTAAAAAAAGATAATGTTTTAGGAATTAGATTAACATTCTCAAAGAGATATATAACATTAGCACCAATTGCAACATTGATTGGTATTGCATTTAAATTAAAAGATCCAAATAATTTATTAACAAAAGGCAAAGAAGGTATTACATTGGCTTTAATACCTAAAGAAAATAATGAATTTTATAACAATAAATATGGTAATGTAATTAATATTGGAGATAGACATAATCCATTAGATGTAGGTTTTATGAATGGTACAATATCTGCAAATAGTATATTTATACCAATGACTTGTATAATTGGTGCTGAAGAAAAATGTGGATATGGTTGGAATATGTTAATGGAATGTTTAGGAGAAGGTCGTGGAATTTCTTTACCAGCATTAGCTGTTGCAAGTGGTAAACTAACTACATTTGGTGTAGGTGGTTATTCACGTATTAGAAAACAATTTAATATACCAATAGCACAAATGGAAGGTGTAAAAGAAAAATTAGCAATTATTGCAACAAAAAATTATCAATTAGTATCTGCTCAACATTTATTTAATTCTATTTTACATAATAATGAAAAACCTCCTGTTTTATCTGCTATTATGAAATATAAATGTACAGAATATGGAAGAATCTCTGTAAATAATGGTATGGATATACTAGGTGGTGCTGGAATATGTAAAGGTAATATGAATTTTTTAGCGCCACATTATAGTGCTATACCAATCGCAATAACAGTAGAGGGTTCGAATACATTAACAAGATCATTAATAATATTTGGACAAGGTTTAAATAGATCGCATCCTTATTTATTAGATACTATTAAAACTATACGAAATGAAAATGATATTGATGGTTTTAATAAAAATTTAATAAATATTATAAAACATACTTTGGATAATTTATTTAATTCTGTATATTATTCTATTTACTTAAATTTTTATAATGAAAAAGATAAAACTAAATATTATCAAACACATCTTAACAAATTAACTAGTAATTTTGCATTAACTAGTAATTTGGCATTATTATTAGGTGGTAAAATAAAGACTTCACAATATTTATCAGGAAGATATAGTGATATTTTAAGTGATTTATATATGTCATATGCTTGTTTATGGTATTATGAAAAAAATAAACATGTAAAAGACATTGATAAACTATTAAAAATATCATTGAATGAACATTTTTATAATATTCAAAATTCAACTAATTTAATTTCTCAAAATTTTCCTAATAAATTACTAGGATTTTTAATTAAATTTTCAACATATCCTTTCGGTAATTTATATAAACAAAGTGATGATAAATTATTATCATATGTTTCAAATTTAATAACAACAGATACAGAAATAAGAGATTTATTAACAGAAAATATATTTATTTCCATTGATAATACAGATAAATTAAATCAAATATCTAGATGTTTTAAATTAATTTCAGAAAATGGAGATAAAAATGATATTGACAAATTAACACAAAAAATAATAAAAGTAGATAGTTATAAAACTATATAAATTTTATATATTTTATTTTTATAATGAATAAATATATTATTGCATTTCTTACAGTAAAACCACCTAAACTTTTTTTTGAATTTATAAATAATTTAAAAAAAACAAATTATGATATTTATGTAATAATTGATGACAATAATTATGAAATTAAAGAAATTTATAATAATATTAATATTATATATATAAATAATTATGAATCAGAAATGATTGGATTTAAAAGTTGTGTCTTTAATAAAAATAATACAGCATGTTCAAGAGATAAAGCATTATATTATTTTTCACACAAAGTTACTAATTATGATTATATTTGGTTAATTGAAGAAGATGTTTTTATACCAACTATTCAAACTATCTTTAATATTGATAATAAATATAATGATAATAAATATGATTTATTAGTTTCAAAACATGATGTTCATTATACAAAACAATATAATTGGTTATGGTCATATGTATATAATCAAACTAATATAGGATTACCATATGCTAGTGCAATGATATGTGCAATAAGATGTTCAAACCAATTAATAATTAGTATTTCAAAATATGCAGAAAATAACAAATCTTTATTTTTAGATGAAACATTATTTAATACTATAGCAGAACATAATAAATTAAATGTTAAAATAATAAGCGAATTATCAAATATAATTTGGAAAAAAAATTGGAAAAAAGAAGAAATAAACAATTTTAATTTATATCATCCTATAAAAGATATAAATATACAATTTAGTTATCGCAAATAAAAATGATTATTTTTTAAATTTAAATTAAATATGGAAATTATTTATGAAGAACCAATTAATGCTTTATCTAATCAACTAACGCTAGAATGATTTCTAGACAATGTCCTTGAATAAGGAATTTTCTTTATATGGTTTTTGTTTTTATATAAAAAATGATTATTATATATATTTATATTCTTGAATCATATTATGACAGATTTTGATTTATGGGATATATATAATTCTATTAAAGATGAATTTGCTAGTGAAAACTATATAACTAAAACTTTATGTCAATGTGGTTCAAATGATATTATTGAAATTGATTCTATGAATATTTGTGCAAAATGTAATTCTATTATTGATAAAAGTATTGATACATCTGCTGAATGGAGATATTATGGTAACGAAGATAATAGAGATAGTGATCCATCTAGATGTGG